GAGACACTCCTTTACCCATCTTTATTGCATTCCACTGTTCCGGAGTAACATCATTAAGTCTATGATGTGCAGGAGTTTCTTGTCTATAATTATTGTTATATTCAGGGTAAGGACCATAGGCTGGATTACGGTCTTCAGTTTTATTCTCTTCATCATGGATATACAATTGAATCAATGTATAGTGCAAGATCTTCATCAGGTCTTTTCTGGCATCACAGGCACTACCCTTGTTGCCGTATCTCTTGGCATACTTGATTACATTGCCCAAGCAAAAACCAGTACCATGCCCACTGTCAATAATAACATCCGTGGCTTGATACTTGTCGGTCGCGTAGTGTTGGTCGTATGTTTTATCAACATATTGTTGCAACTCCTTGATTAATTTGTCTTCGTAGAATTTATAATTAACTCTGGTTGTCACTGACTCTTCTCCTCAAATCACTTGTCGAGAACCTGTGGTCTCGTTTATTAAAATAAATTTCTATACCTCTACTGGCACAAATTGCACGGCCTGTAAAAGTTGCATCTTTGTATTCTTCACCTATAATTCTAACATTAATATCTACCATTGTCAAGATATCTTCTAGGTCTTGTTCTGTAAGGTATGGTATAATTTCATCTACATAACGTAACGAATTGAGTTGAGTATATCTCTCCACCACGGTTTGTATAGGTTTGTTTTTTTCTGGGCGATCAACGGTCGGGTCTACTTGCAAACCACATATGAGATAGTCACATTGTGATTTTGCTTCACGCAACATAGAACAATGTCCTGCGTGTAACAAGTCAAATGCGCTTGCAGTAAACCCAACAATCATAATTAATTAAGTGTTTCTTTACTATCGTCGTTATAGGTTACTATGAGTGAACCTTCTTCATTTAGTTCGATTTCTTTGGCGTCAAAAGCTTCAAGAATAATTCCCCAAACATGAAGTATGCCAGCCTCTTTTCCAAAAAACCTACCCAAATAAAACGAAAATATCAATAAACCAGTTGCGATTAAAGTATGTATATACGGATCCATATTTTTCTCCTATGTGAACTTAATATTTTTTAATCTTTCACCAGCTCTAGATTTTTCAAATACAGGAATGTCATCTTCTTCAATAAGAGTCTGTTCTTCCTGTGCCACATCATACAACCTCATTTTAGACCGATCAATGCCGACAATAAATCGTTTATTGTTGTTAGGATCATTGTAACGGTTCTTCAACTGTTTCACCATAATCTGACCGAGTTTATCCATCTCTTCATTAGCTACTAGAGCAAACATTAAATCCGCAGTCGCCGGCAAACCGAACGATTCAGAAGTGTCTTCCAAACCAGGATCAGAATTACTGAAACCTGATCTAGTTGTCTGTGTCGCAGATACGATAGGAACATTAAATTCTACCGCCAACCCTCGCATTTCTTCAGCAATTGCCTTGATATACGAATATGAGTTGATAGCGCCACCCATACCCTTCATTCTTGAAGATGCACATATATTTAGGTAATCTATAAACACAATTTCTGGAACAAACTTTTTCTTTAATTTTAACTCATTTAACAGTGCCCGGAAGTGTCCTATATGAGCAGCACCTGTTGGGTATTCCTTGATTATCAGTTTCCCTTGTGTGCTTTCGGCAATCTTACTAACACGGTCTTTAAACATTTTCTCTGACATGTGATCTAATTGATCCACGTTAACATTCATTAGATTGGCGTCAACACGTTCTGCAATACGTTCTTCAGCCATTTCCATAGTAATGTAAAGGACATTACGACCTTGCGATAGGGCACTGGCGGCGACATGACACATGAACAGAGACTTACCTACGCCTGTACCTGCCAACGCGATGTTCAGCGTCTTATTTGGCAAACCACCTTTGGTAATGGTATTAAAGTACTCAAGGTCGAACGGAATACGTTCTTCCTGTTCATGATAAAAGGCGAAGCGTTCATCAACGTTTTCAAGATAATCATGACCTACGTTGGTGTCAAAACACACCGCCAGTGCATTCTGTAGGATATCAGGTAAGGCATCTTTGGTAAACGTATTATGTTTACCATCAATAATTTGAATCGATTCCATAATCGCCAAATAGACTGCCCTATCCTGACACCATTTTTCAGTTTTATCCAACAACCATTCTTCGTTCTCAGGTTTGAACTCAAATATTGTAGGAAGAATATCGAGTGCAGAAGTATAGTTCTGTTCAGTAAAAAGATCTGACTGATCTATCTCAACCTTAAAAGCTTCCATGGTTGGAAGTTTATTGTATTTGGTTGTAATTTTGGTTAGTTCAATGAACAATGATCTATAAATACCTTCAAAATATTCTTTCTTAATGAAAGGTATTACTTTACGCATATACGTTTCATTAGTCAAAAGATTTCTCAGTATTTGTTGTTCAAGATCAATCTTCATTGTTATCATCGTCTCCATAAATTAACGAACCATCGGATGCTGCGGATTCAAGAATACTCTCTAATACATCAGCTGCAAAGTTTTGAAGGTCAACATCATCTACATCTAAACTTGAATCTGGTGTAGATTGTATCACAAAATTAAATTTTAAGCAATCATCTTCGAAAGAGATATTACCGAAACGGATAACCGTCTCAGTAAACCTTCCTTCCAAAAACCTAACATCCCAGGCTTGAACGTTATCCTCATCTGCAGGAATCAGTTCATAATGAACGCCTTCATTTACAATTTGTAAACTCATACTATTCCTCCAATTCGATTCCAAGGTCTACGGTTTCAGCTCCGACTGTAAATGCTTTTTTGACAAACTCTTGAAAAACTTTATCTTCCAGTATACTCGACCAGAAGTTTTTGTCAAGGTCTGCGAGACGATATTTTTTATCTTCGTTAACTTTCTGATACCATCCATTAGATGGTTTGACAACATGGCCACTTGCCATAGCAACATCAAGTAGTCCAGACATCTCATTGATACCACCTTCCCATGAGACAGAGATTGGAATTTTAGATTGTTCTTTTACGTAACGAGACTTCTCCACCTTGATCACGAAGTCATAACCCGTGACCTCAGTACCAGTCTTATTCTGTCTACGACCAATAATCCAAATTGTGTTGGCACTGTAATAGATCCCTGTGCCTCCACCAACAACATCTTTAGGGAACAAACCGATCTCTTTGTAAGTATGGTTGATGGCAATCAAAGGGATGTTTTTCATCGCAAGATACGGAGTAACCATGCGGAACAAACCTTTGAATGCCTTTGCACGAGACATGTCTGCAGCAGAATTTTCATTCATTGCATCGTCAAGTTCTTTCTTAGAGGCAAGGTTGCCGATCGAATCAACCACTACGATAACATCATCTTCTTTATCCATCCCTTCTAGTTGGCCTACCAGATCAAACTTCAATTGTTCAGCATCAGTAATAGGTACATGCAACACTCGCGATGTGTCAATACCGAAGTTGTCAAAGTAAGATTGTGGCGAACCAAACTCCGAATCATAAAACAACATGACGGCATCGGGTTTTGCATTAAGATATGCGGCTGCAATCTTGAGCGCGAACGAAGTCTTGAAGTGTTTAGATGGTCCCGCCAATACTGTCAGGCCGGCCGTGATCCCACCATCAAGAGATCCTGTTAACGCGACATTTATCATAGGCACATCAGTTTGTACCACTTCCTTTTCTTGAAAAAATTCTGACTCATCCATTTGGGAAGTCAGTTTAATCTTAGAGTTCTTTTTCAATTTAGCCATTAATGACATATACTAATCCTTTAAGTTTCGTAAGTTTATACATTCATCTAGTACAGAAAGTTTATCTGTCATCCCAGACAACAGTCTAACATCTGAATTAGCATACTCTCCACTATATGATATGGTTTGTTTATATGATGCGGAAGCATCCGATTGTGCCTTAACAAAAGTCGGTAACGTGACTGATGTATCCATCATGATCGGATGTTTCAACATTAACCGGCGAACAGCTGTCGGGTTAGATCCTCCAACATCTACTATGGTTTGGTGTAGCTGATTAAAGAAAGTTTGTTTGACAGCTCTATATCCAGACAGTCCCAATTTAGCAAACACAACATTGTGTATGGTGTCCATAACAACCTCTTTCATTTGAAAGAAACTATGCATGTATAGAACATCTCTCAAGGCCGCTGTCGCGTTAGGAGAACCACCCAAAAAAACGAAATCTGAATTAAGAACACTTTCTGTATCCTCATACAACTCTGGGGAATACACCACTTTATTATCCATAAACTCTTTACCAACAGCGGAAATCAATTTGTTCAGAGTATCGATATTAATTGAAGTTTTAATACAGATACCAGATTTTGTAGTTTTAGATATACGCAATATGGTATCAACGAATTCTGCATCATCAGAAGAACCGTTCTTTAGAAATGGAACATCTAGACATATAAAGATCACCTGTGGTTGCCACTCAAACAAGGATTCAATATCTTTGTAGATGACTTGTTTGTGTTCAGATGTTTTAGAATCTAATCCAGCTCTAATACTATCCGCTAAATAATTATCACCAATAATTCCCAACTTCCTAAGAGTGGGTACTGCTGACTTTTTAACTTTTTGATTCTTTGACTTATTGGGTTCAATCTCTTCCCAAGAAACAATGTTATCATCTTGTTCCATATTATCTCCTATACGTTTCTGTAAGCATATTCAACTGCACGATCTGCTTCTTTTTCTAAAGGTCTATTATCATACCACATTCCATTGTCTCTGTCAAGTTGACGACATAACTCGGCAACCTGATTTGCTGTGATTGGATAGTTACGTTTGATGGCGTTACCAGCAATCGCCACCATTATTTGGTACATTTTATGGTACCATCCAGTTTCAGTTATTGATTGATATTCTACTCCAAGCTGTTTAGGGAAAAAGGGACAGTCCCGATAATCTGACCAAACAATATCAGAGTTATCCATCTGTGATTTCCTATGTTCAATAACTGCTTTAGCCATTGCTGGTGGCAATCTGTCTAAAAAAGAATTTCCGGTTGATGGTTTATAACTCCATTGGGACATTATATAATCAGGATCTACATTTTCACCAACGTTATCGAAAATAAAATTCATAGCTTCTGGGTACTCAGCTGGAACATAGTACATTCTCGACAAATCTTTGGTTTGTTTATCACCAATATCCTCTAATTGTTTATTAAACGCATACCAGAAATGTGGTATCTCATCCTTATCAATTTCTCTAGTTAAAGGAAATACGAGTCTGAACTTAGGTTGAATCGGAGTGCTTGAAGCAGTAGAATAACAAACGAAATTATATTTGCCACAGATTCTTTGAATGTTGTTACGGTAGTCTCCGGTATGTATGTCAAAATCATCAACATCAACAGCACACCAACGACTCCAACGAACAACGTTTTTATTACTTCTCGTGCCATTTTTGACATACACAGCAGGAGAAATAAGAGGACTAGAATTATTTCCACCTTTTGATCCTTGTTTCACTGATAAGTTTCGGAACATTTGAACGAATTCTGGCCATGATTCGTATTCCATTCTTCTATGAGTTTTATTATCGAATGTGTTTTTGAATATAGTAATCTGATACATGATACTATTATAAAGTATTTTTTTATGTATGTCAACCAAAAAAACTTTCTAATGTGGCTCTGGGTTCAGAGTCCCAACCAACCGCATCTAGGATTGGTGTAAGTGGGTCGAGGAAGGTTTTCTTAAACATCATATCATAATCTATTTTTGAATTAAGATCGAATTCCTTAGGCAGTTGTTGTGGAAACGATATAACATTTTCCTTTAGGCGATTGGGCATTTTAAGATAAACGAATTTAATTTTTTCGCCGTTTTGGATCTTTTCGTACTTGTCTGTCAGACCAAGTTTGTCAATGTGGTGATTATAAAGTAAGGAACCTCGAACATGAATTGGAGTGCCCTTACCATAAATGGAATGTCGTTCAGAAAATTTAGTTATGTCACTAACCCCTCTAGGGAAAGAAACTTCTTCAGCTGACAGTGATCTGAATTCTTGTTTAAAATCGGCAATAAATTTTTGAGTATCAGACTCGGTACCTTCAATGATAACACGAAACACCTTTTTGAATTTATCACGAACGACTTGAGGCGTACTTGACTTGACAGCTTCAATACCCATCATCTTTAGTTTTGGTTCTGCATACTGAACGCCTTCACTGTTATGAACGTTAAGAATGTATCTTTTCTTCGCCATCCAAATACCACGATCGGCAATAACCTCACGTTTCATAACCATTCGATCTACATAAGCATTGGTATCTTCTGCAAGTTTAGCATATGCTTCTGCAATTTTTTCCTCAAAATGTTCGCAAACCTTATCAAGAAATTTAACGGGGTTCGCAGGGTTGTGTATTTTCACTAATTGTGACATGTTGATATACACAGAGTCGGTGTCAATTGCAATTACATAGTCATCTTTGGTGCCTAGTATCTGTTGTAATTCATTATTAACAGCAGTCTCTGCACATTTAATAGCACGTTGACCACTAGTTGTTACTGCCTCAGCAACTCTCTGATCGAAGTAACGAAAATACTTGTTAGCTAACGCACCATATAATGAGTTCATTAGAATCTTAATACCAGTCTGTTCAGTGTCAAGATTATCAATTTTTTTAGCAAGAACATCAGATGGTTCTTGTTCGTATTGTTGTTTTACTTCGAGCATGTCTTTCTTGATTCTGACTCGGCGATCATAAAATTTACGAATAACTCGTGGAATAATGCCTTCACGATCCAAACGATACTTAGTACCGTTGTTTGCCAAAGCACAGTTTTGACTATCAGAATAATCTAAAGTCTCAGGAGAAATGTTGTATTGAACCATAATGTTAGGATACAGAGAGTTAAGATCAAAAGAACACACCCAATCATGTGAACCAACAAATGGTTCCTTAACATATCCGCCGACGATCTTAGGAAGAGTTTCTGGAACAGGTGGTTTAGGTGGAATGACAATTTTATCATTCATCAATTCGTTGTATATTGTTGCATCCCAAATTGCAGTTGTACCCAAAGCATCTTCTAATTTTGAATGAGCACCGTATGCCATTGTCATGACCAAGGTTATAATGCCAAGTTTTTCTTCTAAACGTTCAACTAACTCAACGTCTTTTATATTATAGTCAATAAACTTTTGATGATCTTGTTTGTACAACGAATGGAGGCTACCATACTCATCGTAAGATAATTTTCGTTCACCCAACACAACGTTTGCAATGTGATCGAGTTTATAGGATTCTTGTTGACCATAGGTGTTCCATGTAAACTTTTTAAACAGATCAAAGTAATCGAGTTGTACAATACCTTCTATGTCATAGGCCTGTTGTTGACGGTTCATGATAGTCACATTACGTTCTATGATGTTCCCCCATGGAGAATACATTTTTACAGACTCAGAACCTATAAGTTTAGTAGTACGGTTAATCAAATAAGGTATATCGAACAGATATGTGTTCCATCCTGTAACTATGTCGGGCGGATCATTAAACCACCAAGACAAAAACGATTTCAGAAGCTCGGTTTCATTTTCACATTGTCGATACGCAACATCATATTCTGATTTAGAAACATCATAATCATCAAGACCCCAAACTTCATAGGTATCAGAATGGTTCGTTTTGTATGCAATTGATATAACTGGATGTCTTGCTTCTTGGGGTAAAGGAAACCCTTCGTCTGATGCAACCTCAATATCGATAGTGGCAACCTTAACCAAGTTACGTTCGAAGGTAATGTTTTCAGCAAAATCTGTCGATAAGAACTGCAGAACGAAATTGTTTTGACCATGGATAGGTTTACCACTAACATTTTGATAGTCGCGAATATGATTATTAGCCTCTCGCATGTTATCGAAACCAATTGGTATTAGTTTTTCTCCATACAAACCACGGTAACCCGTGTCTTCCTTACCATGGTACATTTCGAAAAGAGTTGGTTGGTAGAAAACTTTTTCTTTAATGGCCTTTCCGTCATTGCCATAACCGCGCCAGTGGATATAATTGTTTTTTCTAGATACTGATGTGTAAAATTTCATGATGTAATTATAAACCAAATTTCAGTCATTGTCAAGGGATATCCATTCAACGTCAGGATGACTTTTACGATTGTATATTATGTTTTTATCATACTTCCCATTTTTATCTTTTGTTTTTTTCCTATCAATTACTGTACCACCGTATTTTTCATCGAGTATCTGTGTGATAGGCGAATCAATTATTATTTTTGGTCTTTGGTGACAAGCGTGACAACTAACGTCAACACCCGTCTTGTTGGTCCATTCTACATGTTTAAATCTATTTGCAGGCCAATAGATATTTCTTTTTTGGTTATCGTGTCTTTTAGACCACTGATCGGTTGCTGAATGCATAATACCCATAGGACCGAGGTGTGTACCTGAAAGAAACGTATCTATCCAAATCTGGGCAATTTCTGAGTTCATTGTATAAAACTCAAATGCAGTACCTATTCCTGCAGCTGGAAACTGTTTCCACTTACTCATCAACATTCTGAAAACATCTTCGTGTTGAGGTCTTAGGTATGCATCATGTTCTAACACCCAAAACTTTTCGCCTTGTGATAAACGTTTGATCATGCGGTAGTTAGAATGCAGAGAACCAATTTCTTGAGGTGACCTATTCCTCAGAGGCGTGTTTTCTTTGTTGTGTGTTATTAAGATATTATCTGTTAGTTCAGGTAGTAATGTTTCCGGCGTTATACATTGCACAACTTCGATTTCAAATATATCTTTAACTGGTTCATACGATTGTAAAGCACGTTCCATGTAACGAACAGCTAGTTCGTTATTTAAATCGACTTGCATATATGCTTTTATCATGTTCATTCTCACAAATTGGTCCGACGTTTTTATTATCCGTTCCGTAGGACTAGGGAACGCCGGTAAACCCTGATACGTTACATCAAATAATCTGCCGTGAAAGGCATCGGTACCATCTGATGTTGTTCAGGAGTGTAGAAGAATGGTGCAACCATTCCTCCGACAATTAGAAATGCAAACAGTGCGATTCCTGTTGCTTCTTTTAATTTCTTAATCATCTTTTCTCCTTAACATACCAGTTACGACATTCCTGTACTGATTCAGAAACACCATCTAAAACCTCTTGAGCACAACGCTCATCGAGTTTACGGTTGCTATCTCCGACTAGAAGGATGCCGACTAGTGTCATCGCAATTATCATACCCATTAGAAGAACCAACTAATGGCGATCATAACGGGTGCTACTGCGAGTACGCCAAACAGTTGCGCGATTGCAATCATCTGGTCTTTTTTAGAGGAAATCCATTCCTCGTTTGTTGCTAAGTTTTTCATTTGAGTGTCCTTAATGAGAATTGATTTCTATTTTTCTCGGACGCTTCTCTTCGGGTAGTTCCACTCTGAGTTTAATCACTAGTAGTCCATTGACGAATTCAGCTCCATCAACGACAACGTGGTCTGCGAGTCGAAATGTTTCCACGAATTTCTTCGTAGTAATCCCTTTGTGAAGATACTCACGAGTATCCTCTTCAGGATTTCCCTTGATGACTAGCACACCGGGTTTTGCTTCGATGTCTAGATCTTTCTTTTTGTAACCACCAAGGGCAAATTCCATGGCGTATTCCGTGTCAGAATATTTGATAATATTGTGACGAGGAAAACCCTTCTCGTTTGCGCCAGCGGCAGTTAGTCTTTCTATCTCATCCCATACATGGTCGAAACCAATGAAACGAGA